CATTAAACTTAAGAGAAGATGTAAACAACAGTGTACAAAAACTAGTTGGCGAACAACTTCAGAAACAATTTGACTTTTTCGAACAGTCAAGTGCGGCATCAGGTATTGATTACAAATACACAACACGTATTGAAATCTTAGATGGTGGTAACGGTGCTAACACACCAAACGTACTAGAAACATTCGAGTTATACGGTTGCTTTATCCAAAACGCAAACTATAACACACTAGCATATAGTTCAAATGAACCGGTAACTATTGCACTTGCAATACGTTACGACAATGCTATCCAATCACCACAAGGTGAAGGTATTGGTACAGCAGTTGGTAGAACTATTAACAGTCTAGTAACAGGCGGCGGCGGACTATAATAAATCCGTAATATTGCCATAGTATTCAAAAGAGGGTGGCTTAGGTCACCCTTTTTTATTTTATACGCACTTTTCTTTTAAGGATAAATATTTATATGGCTAACATACTTAATGGATTTTTAAATAATGTTTTACAGGGTGCAACAAACCCTGGCGGTAATTTAAAAGATTACCAACATGCGGCTCGTTTATTCACAGACGACAGTATGCGTCTTGCACCCAAGACAAAGTTCTTATATCATTGTGTATTTGAATTAAGTCCAGAAGCACAAAAAGTTATACCTCAATTAGAGCAAAGACATAGAAATGAAATTAACATGCTGGTAAAATCTGCAGATTTACCTAAGTTCAGTATTCAAACTGCAACTAAAAACATGTATAATCGTAAAAAGAATTTACAAACTAGTATCGAATACGATCCAGTAAACATTACATTCCATGATGATAATATGGGATTGACTACAACATTAATGGAAGCATATTATAGATATTATTTCAGAGACGGTAATTATAGAGATGATGGCGTTAATCCACCTTACAATCCTCGTAACACATATACTGATCCAATAACACAAAATTATAGATACGGTTTAGACAACGATCATAAAACACCATTCTTTAATAAAATTACAATTTACCAAATGGCGAGACATGAGTATCTAGGATACACACTAGTAAATCCTATGATAACTGGGTTGACACATGATCAAATGGATAGTGGCGACAACAGTACCCCGTCACAAAATCAAATTAGTATAGCATACGAAGCAGTATTTTATAGTAGAGGTCCAACAGGCGAAAATAGTCCAAAAGGTTTTGCAACTACACACTATGATAAAACACCAAGTCCATTAACAATAGGCGGTGGCGGCACTAGTAGTTTATTTGGTGGCGGTGGTGTAATTGGCGGGATTAGCGATGTTCTTGGCGATATTGCAGGAGGCCAGTTTAACTTAGGTACAGCATTAACAGCATTTAATACATTTAAAAATGCAAAGTCATTATCAAAAGAAGGATTGCGAGAAGAAGGATTTAATATTCTTAAAGGAGCAATCACAAATATAGGAAGAGAAAATGTTGGAGGATTAAGCAACATTAATATTCCTAAAGGATCTGGCAACGGTGGCAGTGCGTCAGTAACAAGTACAAACGGTGGATCAGTAAATACTAGCAGTGCAATTTATTCTGATAGAATTATGCAAGCGGCCGCTAATAATAATACAGCGGCAGGTGTTAGTACAAGTAACAGTTTAGATGCTTTTGGCGGTGCTGGAGCAAACGTAGGTACTTCTACATCAGTTGGTTCTAGTTCAGGATCAACATTACAATCAGGAAGAAATGGACCTAGATGAGCAGTAGTTATAAATTAGAACCAGTAGATAGTTCAACAGAAGTAAAAGAGTTTTTTGACAAATACTTTGATGCTCCTATATCATATAGTGCAACTCAAGTTGATTCAGTTATTGGATTCTTTCTAAAAAGAGGATTTGACGAAAATTCTGCAACAGGAGTTGCAACAGTATTACTACAACAAGCAAAAATAGATGAAGTAAATGTTTATACTTTACTTGACACATTAAAAGGTTTAGATGATGTACAAATTAGCGGGTTAGTAGGAGAAATTGTAAACTACAATAGATCTAAAGTAAGTGTAATAGGATTCAAAACAGAAAATACTGTCGCTAGACAAGAATCACGTAACATAGTGGTGTAAGCCCATGGGACGCTTTGCTCAGGGAAAATATAACTTAAAAAATCCAGACAAGTATATAGGTAATCGAACTCCTACATACAGAAGTAGTTGGGAATTTGCTTTTATGAAAATGTGCGACGAACATGCTTACATACAAGCATGGGCTAGTGAAGCAGTAAAGATTCCTTATAGAAATCCATTAACTGGTAAACACACAATATATGTGCCTGACTTTTTTATTGCGTATGCAAATAAAGGCGGCTCTCGAAAAGTTGAAATAATAGAAGTTAAACCTGAAAATCAAACCCTCAAAGAAAAATTAGGTCGAAGTAAACACAATCAAGCGGCATGGATTGTTAACCAAGCAAAATGGGAAGCCGCTAGAGCATGGTGTAAACAAAAAGGAATGTATTTTAGAATAGTTACTGAAAAAGATATTTTCCATAGCGGAAGGCGAGGATAATGGATATACAAGAATATAAATCAAAAATGTTTGATGTAGTTAACCGATTTGCTAAAAAGGATAGAGGAGCAAAGTATGTAAGACATTGGGATATTCATTTGCCTGAAAAAGAATATACGGTTAAGAAAGCAGAAGAATTTGGTATGCTTGATAATGTTAAAACAGCAGTTGACGTTGGTACTGGTGTAGGAATGTTGCCATACTTGCTTATGCAAAAAGGTATACATGTTGAAGGAACTGATATTGAAGAAGAACATACTGGTCCTATATACAAACAATGTTGTGATATAATCAATTTAAAAAGACACCACTTGTACATTTATAATAATAAGCCTATGGACTTTCCAGGCAAATATGATTTGTTTATTGCTAGTAGAACAGTATTCGACAGAGAGTGTTTACAACCAGGAGAACTATTTGATTGGCAATTCTTTTTTGATGATGTGTTTCAATATGTTGATAAAGTTTTTATTAAGACAAATAATGCAGGTCGTGGACGAGGTTATCCTGATTGGTTAAGACCTTATTTGTATAATCCAGGTGGAGAAGGTCTAGGCAAACCATTTAGAGCATGGTATATACATATAACCAAAGAAAAATGGGCGCAGGATCCTAAATCTGCTAAATAATAGTAGCAGTTAATGGAATATTAAAATGACAAAGAAACTACAAGACTTGCTTGATTTACCTGATTCAAAGGAAATTATTGACGAGGCATCTAAGCAAGAAAAGCAACAAAAGAAATATGAAGTTGCTGAGCAAAAAGAAACTATGCGTGATATAGCAGAGTTTGATAAGATTGCTAGTGCATTACCTAGTGTCAAAGGGCTAGGTGAAAAAGCAGATGCTGAACTTAACGAGATTGCAGACAAAGCACTACAAAGTTATGAAGATTTGATGGATCTTGGTATGAATGTAGAAAGCAGATATAGTGGTAGAGTATTTGAAGTAGCAGGGTCAATGCTTAAAACATCATTAGATGCTAAAGTAGCAAAAATGGACAAAAAACTTAAAATGATTGACCTACAACTGAAAAAAGAGAAACAAGATAAAGATTCACCCATAGAAGAAGCCGGTATTGTGAATGGTCACGGTGCTATTGTTACTGATAGGAACAGTCTATTAGCAAGATTAAAAGATATGGATAAAGATAAATAGTATTAGAGGATAACCGTCATGAAAACATTTACGCAAATATTAACTGAGTCAAAAAAGACTTACGAATTTAAAATCGGGGTAGCAGGCGCACCCAAAGAAGGTATTCAAGATTCACTTGAAACTGCATTGAAAAAGTTTGATCTTGTTTCAATGTCAAATGGTAAAAAGACACCAATACAAGAACGCCCACTCGATTTTCCACAATTACAAAACATGGAAGTTACTTACTACGATGCAGAAGTAGCATATCCAACTACATCACAAGTGTTACAAGATTATATTTGTAAATGTTGCGAATGTGAACAAAGTCATGTTATTGTAAGAAATGCTAATGATCCAAGAGAAGAATATCAAGCACCAAAAAGCGGCGAACCTTATGAATCAAAACTTGATACTTTAGAAATGGAACAAGCAGATCCAAAAGCACAAGATCATGTTGCTGGTAACAGAGTAATGGACTTACTCAAAGAGTTAGAAGTAGCACGTAAAGAACGTAATACAGATCCAATGGAAGCGGCACCAAAAGGTGAAAGTGCTGACATTGATTCATCAGAGAACACTAAAGCAGTTGTAGGAGGCTAATATGAAAGATTTATTACAAAAATTAACGGACCTGGAGAACACTTTAGATTCTATGGACGGTCCAAAAGAAGTTAAGCAGATTAATGAAGCGGCTTCAATGAGTATTAATATGTCAGGCGAAACAGCAGATGATGTTGCACGCCTAGTACAAATTATGCGTGACGGTGGAGCACCAGATGCAGGAGCAATGAAGCCTGATATGATGCCACCAATGGGACCACCAGACATGGGTAAAATGCGTGACCTAGTTAAACTAGCACCGCCGATGGATATAGACGGAATGGACGGACCACCAGACATGCCAGACATGGACAAAGGCAAAGATGGCAAAGATACTATCATGGGTATGGACATGGAAGATGACGTAGAAGAAGCAGGCTACGACAACTCACCAGAAGAAGATTATAAAGATCATCAGTATATGACTAAAGATTTATCAGGCGGTATTAACCGTGAGAAGAAAGCATATGCAAAAGCACAAGACGGTGACAATGCAATGGCTGTAGAAGAATTACAATCAGCACTACGTGATGCACTTATGTCTAAAATGGCAGAAACAGACGAAGTAGTTGAAGCAGAAGAAGATGATTTTGACGAATCAGGATGTGTAGGCGAAATGAAAAAACTTATGGCAAGCGGTTGTACTAAAACAGAAATGTTCCAAAAAGTACAAGACGGATACGGTTGCGATAAAGGCAAATTCGAAAAACTATTCGCGGCACACTGCGGTTAACACCCCCCAACACTATTCAATAGGACCTTCGGGTCCTATTTTTTTCGGTAAATATTACTATGAGCAAATCACTTGACGGCGTCTTAATTAAGAAAGCCAATAAACGAGAAACATTTACAAACGACCAAGTTGAAGAACTGCTTAAATGCAGTGACGCTAAATTTGGTTATGATTACTTTGCACGGAATTTTGCTTATATACAGCATCCTGTAAGAGGCAAACTTTTGTTTGACCCTTACGAATATCAAACTAGATTGCTTCAAAGTTATCACGATTATAGATTTAATATTAACATGCTACCAAGGCAAACAGGCAAGACTACTTGCGCCGCAATTTATCTGTTATGGTATGCTATGTTTAATCCAGATCAAACTATTCTAATTGCCGCACACAAATACACAGGCGCACAAGAAATTATGCAACGTATTAGATACGGATATGAAATGTGTGCTGATCATATTAGAGCAGGAGTTACAAACTATAACAAAGGTTCAATTGAATTTGAAAATGGCTCACGTATTGTAAGTGCTACAACAACAGGTAACACAGGACGTGGTATGAGTATATCATTACTATACTGTGATGAGTTTGCATTTGTTATGCCAAACGTTGCCACAGACTTTTGGACATCAATATCACCTACACTAGCAACAGGTGGTCGTGCTATTCTTACAAGCACACCAAACTCAGATGAAGATACCTTTGCTACTATTTGGAAACAAGCAGAAGATAAGTTTGACGAACACGGTAATGAAAATGAAGTAGGACGTAATGGCTTTCATAGTTTCCGTAGTTACTGGCAAGAACATCCAGATAGAGATGAGGCATGGAAAGACGAAGAACTAGGACGTATTGGTGAAGAAAGATTTAAACGAGAATACGATTGCGAATTCTTAGTATATGATGAAACATTAATTAATTCAATTAAACTTGCGGCTATGGAAGGCGATGCTCCTATTGTTAATATGGGGCAAACACGTTGGTATAAAAAACCTAGTAGGGAATATACATATGCGGTAGCACTCGATCCTAGTATGGGCACTGGTGGTGATAATGCCGCTATACAGGTATTTGAATTACCAAGTTACGAACAAGTAGCAGAATGGCAACACAATCAAACTGCTATTCCTGCACAGATAAGAATAATGACAGATATATGTAAACACATTGAACAAGAAACAGGTGATGCAAGTACAATCTATTGGAGTGTAGAGAATAATGGATTAGGCGAAGCCGCACTTATTGTTATAAATGACTTCGGTGAAGAAAACATACCCGGACTATTTGTAAGTGAACCAATTAGAAAAGGACATGTACGCAAGTTTAGAAAAGGATTTAATACTACACACGGCTCTAAAGTAACAGCATGTAGTCGATTAAAGACTATGATTGAAAATGATAAAATGATTCTACATAGCAAGCCTATGATAAGTGAACTTAAAAGTTACGTGGCTACAGGGTCAAGTTATAATGCAAAACTAGGGCAAACTGACGATTTAATCAGTGCAACGCTACTAGCACTTAGAATGATGGATGTACTCAAAGATTGGGATCCTAGAATCTATGATACCTTTAATCAATCAGATCAACACGGGGATTATGTTGAACCAATGCCAATCTTCGTTAGTAACAATTATTGATAAATATTAACATGAAAGACTTAAACAAAATTGGCGAAGAACTGTTTTCTAAACTACGCGGTAGGTTTAAAAACATCACTATAGGCAATGCTGAAGGTGCTGTTACTAATTTACCTAGCGATTCGCGCTTTTATGACTTTGAATACGGAAATCAAGGTGGTAAAGTAAGCGTTAGTTTAGATGAAAAAAGCATTGTAGTAATGTACAGTGAGAACCTATTTAATTCAAACGATTCATCTATAAAAACAAAATGGTATGATTTTTTGAAAGAAATGAGAGTATTTGCTAAGAAAAGAATGTTAAACTTTGAAGTAAGAGACATTCAAAAGTCAAACTTAGAAAAGAGAGATTATAAATTCTTATCAAATAAGAACGGAGATAACACCATGACAGAATCAACAATGTACGGAACTAGCAAGACTAGTTATCAGAATATAGCAGATGCAAGAATTTGTGTGAAGCACAGTGAAAGCATTAACCAAGAATTAGCAGGCGGACGATCACAAAAGATTGGAAGCATTTACATTGAAAGTGCAAACGGCGAACGTTTTAAATATCCATTTAAACATTTGAACGGTGCTAGAGCAATGGCAAGACATGTAGCAGAAGGTGGCAACATGTACGATGACTTTGGTAAACACATTGTTGGGTTATCAGAAGAAATGAATAAACTACGTAAGTTCAAAACATATATGTCAAGAAGC